GTGTTAGAGTTACTTAGTGTTCTTATGTGTGGGGGAAGTCCTCCCCCACCTCCTCCCCCTCCCCCTCCACCTCCACCCCCTCCTAGCCCACCAGCTCCAATAGCTCAAGTTACTACAAAGAAAGATGCGCCTGTAGGTAAGGCGAAAACTAGAGTATCTAAGAGAGCCACAGGGAAAGGTAGGTTTACTAGACCTTTGAATCAAACAGGTCCGACAGGATTAAACATAGGTTAGTATGTGCGAACCAATTTCTATTGGAATAGCTATCGGGGCAGCTACGGGAGCTGCTGGTGCAGCTATTACAGGTGGTGATCCGCTTCAAGGTGCTTTAATTGGTGGTATTACAGGTGGTGTTACTGGTGGTATGGGTGGTTTAGGTGCTGGTAGTACCTCTGCTAGTGTTGGTAGTACGTTAGGTGCTAGTACCTCTACCTCTTTTATAAATGCCGTTGGAAGTAGTGTTACTCAAGCAGGGGCATTAGGATTTGGGGCTATGAGTTTAGGTGGATCAGTAGCTATGGGTATGTTGGCTCCAAAAACACCAGAATACAATGCACAATCTTATGGCTACAGCCCGATAGCTTACAACTCACAACAAAATACAGTTACAGGATCAGGTGGAGCACAGGCTTCAGCTTTATTAGCTAGTGAAATACAAAGGGTACAGCGGTCCAGACAAGGAACTACTAATACTTCTGCCCTGAATACTCAGCCCTTTCAAACGACAGGATTACAATTAGCATGATACAAACCAGTAAAAGATATGGAGATTTATGTAGAAGGAGACAGAACTTCTTAGAAAGAGCTTGGGATGCTTCTGAATTAACCATACCTTTTATTCTACCTAGAAATCGAACACAAGATCATGATTTACCTACACCCTTTCAAGGCATTGGTGCTAGAGGGGTAAATAATTTGTCAGCAAAATTATTGTTGACTTTGTTTCCACCTAATTCGCCCTTCTTTAAATTTCAAATAGATGATTTTACCCTACAAGAACTACAAGCACAGAGAGCACCTGTAGAAGAAGCATTAAACTCTATGGAACGATCAGTCATGGATGAAGTAGAAGCTAAAGCTATGCGAGTTCCATTGAATGAAGCTTTAAGGCATTTAATAATTACAGGTAATGCGTGTATTCATGTTGACAAAGATAACGCTATGCGTGTCTTTCATTTAGATCAGTATGTAGTAAGGAGAGACCCTCAAGGTAAGATGCTTGAGATTATAGTCCATGAGAAGATGAGCCGACAGTTATACATGGACATCTTTGGTAAGCTTCCCCCTAAAGAATCAGGTGATAGGGATAAGGCTGATGAAAAAGAACTTAATCTCTATACTGTAGTCACAAGAAAAAATAATCAAATTCATGTTCATCAAGAAGTTAATGACATGAAAATTCCTAATACCGATTCTACATATCCAATAGACAAGAATCCGTGGTTAGCCTTGAGGTTTTCTTCTATTGATGGGGAGGATTATGGTAGAGGATTTGTAGAAGAATACTTAGGTGACTTGAGAGCACTTGAAGGATTAAGTAAAGCTATCCTTGAGGGTTCATCAGCCGCGGCTAGAGCTATCTTTCTAGTCAGACCTAATGGAACTACCAAACTAAAAACAATATCACAAGCTCCTAACTTAGCGGTAAGGCAAGGATCAGCAGAAGATGTTACTGTCTTACAAATGCAGAAGTTTAATGATTTCAGAGTAGCTCAAGAAACTATAGGCACTACAGAGAGAAGACTAGCTGCCGCCTTTCTGTTAAATCAAAGCGTACAGAGAGATGCAGAGAGAGTGACGGCAGAGGAAATACGATTTCTCGCTAATGAACTAGAGACATCTTTAGGTGGTATTTATAGTCTTCTCTCACATGAACTTCAGTTACCGCTTATACATAGAATTATAGCCGTTCTAGAAAGAGAAAAGAAACTTCCAACATTACCTGAAGATTCTGTAGAACCAGTAATTATTACAGGGTTTGAAGCGTTGGGTAGGGGAAATGATGCTAATAAACTAGCCACATTTTTACAAACTGCAGCTAAAATATTAGGCCCGGAAGCGGTAATTACTTATACTAATATTAGTGATGCCATGAAAAGATTAGGAACTGGTTTTGGTATTGATATGAAAGGTTTGATTAAAACACAAGAAGAAGTACAACAAGAACAACAACAAGCCCAACAAGCACAGATGCAAGCACAACAAGCAGTTGCTGCTACTCCAAATGCTGTGACTCAAGGAGGCGAAATGATTAGGGAGCAAATGAATGGCAACCAAAGACAAGAAGCCTGAACGAAACGTAGTTTCTAAGGCTGAACTAAAGGAAGTAGTAAAAGAGCGTGATAAGATTCTTGAACAAAAAGCTGCACAAGTAGGGTCATCTGGTGGGATGCCATCAACCTACACAAAGATCAAGCTCAGTAGCGGTGCAATTTTAGAAACGTATGGGGAAGGTTATGGCAGAGCAAATAACAGTAAGTAGTGATAATCCTGATATGTCAGCAGAGGAAGCTCACAATCAGGAGATGTTGAGTAAGGTTGAAGAAGTAGAACATGGGATTGATGGAGTTCAACCTACAGAACAACCAGACGATAAGTTTGGTGGAGATTATGAAAAGCTTAAAAAGAGCTATGAAGAACTCGAAAGAAAATTTCATGCACCTGAAGAAACTCAGCCTGACTTTGAAAGGTCAGAAGATTTAAGTATTCCAGAAAAATCAGATGTTCCATTTGACATGGAAGCTCTTACTAAAGAATACGCTGAAACTGGTGGTTTAACTGATACAAGTTATAAAACCTTAGCTGAGGCAGGGATAAGCAGAGACTATGCAGACACATATATTGCAGGAGTAAAAGCCTTAGGTGAGCAAATAGGTAATCAAGTTAAGACTTCTGTAGGTGGTGAACAAGAATATTCGTCAATGGTAGAGTGGGCTAAGACTAACTATACTGAACAACAAATACAAGTTTATGATCAAGCTGTTAATAGTGGTGACGTTAATACTGCTATGATGGCTGCGAAAGGATTAAGGGCAGATTATCAAGCATCTGTCGGCAAAGAAGGCACAACTTATGGAGGAGAATCTCCATCTAGCGTAACATCTGACAACGCATTTAGAAGTAATGCTGAAGTAGTTAATGCTATGAGAGACCCTCGATATGAAAGTGATATGGCATATCGTCAAGATGTGCTAGATAAACTAGATAGGTCAGATATATTTTCTACTGGTACTATCTAAGCTAGTTTCTATTTACAAGTAAACAAGACCTGCTGAGGTAGATAATCTTAGTTGAAAGTTAAATAAAGATACAGCAAAATATTTTTATTAACTTTAATTAAAGGAGTTTACTATGGGTGTAACAGCTACAACTGCACCGGCAGTAACAATGACTCGATCTGGTCAAGCGAACTCCACAGGATCATCAACTGCGTTATTTCTAAAAGTATACGCAGGTGAAGTCCTGACAGCGTTTGAGCAAGCGAGTGTAACAATGGACAAGCACGTTGTCCGATCTATTAACTCAGGTATTAGTGCTCAGTTTCCTCTAGTTTGGAAAACTGCTAGTACCGAATATGCGTACATCAATGCTAGTGGTAACACTGGTACAGCAGCTAACAAGCTTGATGGTACAGCTATCAACAAGAACGAGAAGGTCATCTCGATTGACGGCTTGTTAATCGCGGATCACTTTGTCAATAATCTTGATGAAGCTATGAACCATTATGATGTACGATCCATTTATGCTAAAGAGGCAGGTATAGCTCTTGGTACTCAATGGGATAAGAACATTCTACAGCAGGGTGTTCTTGGTGCTCGATCCTCTACGCTCGTAACGAGTGGTAATGGTGGATCAGTTCTAACGGCTGCAGGGTATGGTACTACTGGTTCTACCCTAGCTGCAGGTATGTTTGATGCAGCTCAGAAGTTAGACGAAAACAATGTACCTGAGAATGATAGGTATATGTTTGTTAAACCGGCTCAGTATTATCTGATGGCCGAAACTACTAACGTCATCAACCGGGATTGGGGTGGATCAGGAACGTACTCAGAAGGTACTGTCTTGAAGGTTGCAGGTATTAACATTGTTAAGACCAACAACTTGCCTACTACCAACATCACTGGTGGAACTGTTACCACACATGAAGGTAACTTCTCTACTACTGTTGGACTTGTTATGCACAAGTCTTCCGTTGCTACAGTTAAATTAATTAACTTGGCAGTTGAGACAGAGTATGACATCAAGCTTCAAGGTTGGTGGATCGTAGCGAAGTATGCTATGGGTCACGGATTTATTAGACCTGAAGGTTGTGTTGAGCTTAAAACCTCATAATACTTGGGGAGTCTGGAATTAATATGTTAAACCGAGAGGTTGTCGCAACTATTATTCTAGGCTCCCTTTTTTTTAATTTAGGAGACAACAATGGTTGATACATCACGCACAGTTGCGGATTTAACAACTAACTTATTTCAGAATGGTCAAGCAGCAGGGTCTATAACACCCCAAGACTTGCGTGATTTTGTTGAAACTACTCAGGCTAAACAAGGTAGTATTTATATATCAACACCTTCCTCTACAAGTATAGCTTCTGCCGGGACTTATTTAGAAGGTGCAGGTACTTATACTCTTAGTACAGCTCCAACTGCTAATGAGTTTGATATGAATACTAATGCAAGACTTAGGTATACAGGAACACCTACAGTAAACTGTATGTTCATGGCCTCTGCTTCATTAGAGATAGACACATCAGCAGTTAACAAAGAGTTTGCAATAGCGTTGCATAAGAACGGAACACTTATCACAGGAACAAAGATGGTAGGTTTCTCTCCGGCAACCACAGTTAATTCAGTTAATATAACTACAATGGGTTATGCTTCTATGGCAACAAATGATTATATTTCAATCTTTGTAGCTAACATAGATAGTACCGATAATTTAACTTTAAGAAATGCTCAGTTAATGGGCATGAGTTTGGTGACTTAAATGTCTTTTATATCTACTACTCCCATCACAGAATTAGAAGCAGTTAACATGATGTTAGCAGCTATAGGTGAAGCTGCAGTATCTAGTTTAGAAACTGTAACTACTGTAGAAGTAACTCAAGCAAAGAATTTACTATCAAATATTAATCGTGAAGTTCAACAAAAAGGTTGGCACTTTAATACTGAATGGGATGTAAGTTTAAGTCGAGATGCAGATAACAGAATACCGATTGGATCAAACACCCTTTCTATCCATGTAGAAAATAAGTTAACTACCATTAGAGGTATAGATGGAGTTATGTACTTGTATGACTTGGATAACAACAGGTTTACTTGGACATCTAATTTAGATAATGCTGTAACAATATCATTATTAGACTTTAAGAATACTCCTCAATCTTTGAGACAATATGTGACTGCTAAAGCTTCTAGAGTTTTTCAAGAAGAAATTATTGGACAAATATCTGCGGAACAAATTAATAGACAAGAAGAACAAGAAGCTTATGCTGATTTGTTAGATGATGAAGCAGAACGAGCCGGCTTTAACGTAGGATATGGAACATTAGACATGGTGAATATGACTAAGACCTATAGGAAATTATGGTAAATGCCACTTATTACAGAACAAATAAGCAATTTAATAAATGGAGTTTCACAACAACCTCCTAATATTAGATTAGCTTCACAATCAGAAGTTCAAGAAAATGGAATGTCTACTGCTGCTGAGGGCTTAAAGAAAAGACCACCCTTAGAGCACGTTAAAAAAATAAATGAACACACTGATACTGATTCGTATATTCACTATATTAATAGAGATGAAACAGAACAATACATAGTTAAGTTAACTTCAGATCAGTTTGATAGTTCCTTTGCTACTGATTTTACTCAGGCTAATTTGACTATTACAGATTTAGAAGGTAATTCTAAAACTGTTTCTGGATTTACAGGGGATAACAAAACTTACCTTACTACGTCTGATGCTAGAGATAATCTACATTTATTTTCGATTGCTGACACAACTTTTATTGTAAATAGAACAAAGACAACAGCTAAAACTTCAACACTAGGAACTACTAGAAATCCTGAAGGTCTCATATTTTTAAAGCAAGCTACTAATGCAGCAACTATGACTGTATATGTAGATGGTTCTCTTGTATCTACTGTAACTTCTAGTAATGATGCTACTACACAGATTGATGATATAGTTAGTGATCTTACTACTGCTATAGGTTCTACCTTTACTATTACTAAGTTTGGTAGTAGTAATGTTCATATTACAAGACAGAATGGAGCTGATTTTACATTACACTGTAATGCACCTGAAGGAAATCTAATTGCTATTAAAGATTCTGTAGTAGATTTTACTGAATTACCCTCAAGAACTAAAGATGGCTTTACTATTCGTATTACAGGAGAGCCTAACAGTGGTGCAGACGATTACTGGATTAAACATAATAACTCCTCAGATGAAGATGTAGGTGAATGGGTAGAAACTGTAGAACCGGGATTAGCTAATACTATTGATCCTGCTACTATGCCCCTTAAATTAGTAAGGACAGCAACTAATACATTTACTTTAAGTCAAATTACATGGACACAAAGAGTAGTAGGTGATGAAACTACAACTCCTGACCCAAGTTTTATTGGGCAGAAAATAAATGATATGTTTTTCCATAAGAACCGATTAGGATTCTTAGCCAATGAAAATGTTATATTGTCTGAGTTGGGAGAACACTACAATTTCTACGCTACAACTGCTACAGATGTTTTAGACACAGATATAATAGATTTAGCTGCACCTTCTACTGAAGTAAGTATTCTCCATCACGCTATACCTTTTAATGAAAACCTCTTATTGTTTAGTGACTTTGCTCAGTTTAGGTTATCTGAAGGTGCTGCCGGTGGGCTTACTCCGGCAACCGCAAGATTAGCTTTAGTTACTTCTTATGAACATGATAAGACTGTTAAACCTGTTGTCAATGGTCGTAAAGTTTATTTCTCAGATGAAAATGATGGTTTTTCGGTTGTTCGTGAATTTGGAATTATTGAAGATTTACAAGAAGAAACGGCTGAAAATATAACTTCTCATGTTCCAAGTTATATAAAAGGTCGGGGGTTTAATATAATCCCTCACGACGATTTTCTATTTATTCTTTCAGATCAAAATATTAATGAAATATTTGTATATAAATTCTTATTTCAAGATGGAACTAGAAAATTAAGCTCTTGGTCTAAGTGGACATTTAAACCAGAAGAACAAGTTATAGGATTACAAACTATAGATTACATGGCTTATTTTGTTGTAGTTAGACCTGATGGAACTTACCTTGATAAGATGTCATTACAAGATGCAAATTTAGTTGGATTAACCGAATCAAATACTCAACTTTCTTTTAAACCACATTTAGATAGACTGACATCAATTCAAGGGTCATATAATGCCGGTACAGATAAAACTACTTGGACATTACCTTACCCTGATGACTTTGGTTCTACCTTTAGGTTGATCTACAGTGCAGAGTGGGAGGGTAAAAGAGGTGGACAGGTACAAGGAGTCTCACAGACTTCTCCTACAACTCTTACAGCTACAGGAGACTTCTCAGCTTACTCAGTATGGGTGGGTAAAGAGTATCGCTTTTTGTATGAGTTTACAGAGCCTACTATTAAAACACAAGTTGCAGGACGAATGAGTTCACTTTCTGGTGGCATATTAAAAATTAGAAAATTTAATATTAATTACTTTAAAACTGGTTTTTTCAGGATGCAAATTACAGCTCCGGGTAGAACGGCTTTTGACCATATTTTTACTGGAAGAATACTTGGGTCTCCGCTAAATAAAGTGGGTGAAGTTCCTTTTGAAACCGGTAATTTTAAACGACTGATACTTGCTGATGCTAGACGTTTAAAAATAGAACTTATTTCTGATTCGTATTTACCATGTGCGTTTACAGGGGCTGATTGGGAAGGGAATTATGTGGTTAGGTCTATAAGTAGGTCTAATTATAGACAAGGTAGTTTGGGGTAAACTGAGGAGAGTAGAATGTCTTTGGTAAAGTTTGAAGATTATGTAAAGCCTCACCATAGAAAAAGCAAACTTTTAGACGTTGTAAACTTGTCTCCACAACTTAGGGAGGCTGATAAAAGAGAAGTAGAAACTTTAGGTTTAACCTCCGAAAAAGCTTTATGCGTGGGATATTTACAAAGTTCAATTTGTAGAACTATTGTGAATGGACATGGTGATCCAGTTGCTATGTTTGGTGTTGTTCCGTCTGATGAACAATCAGGTATTGTATGGATGCTAGGTAGTAATTTATTATTAGATATTAAACAAGTATTTTTAAAACAATGTAAGCAAGAAGTAATCAAACTAAATAACATATACCCACTTTTATATAATATAATTGATAGTCGAAACACTTTACATATCAGATGGATTAAATGGTGTGGCTTTAAAATTATAGGAAAAACAATGGTAAATAATATTAAATTTTATGAATTTTGTAGGATAGCTCATGTGTAGTACAGAAGCAGTTATGCTCGGTGGAAAAATAGTAACAGATATTCAAAAAGAAAGACAGGGTGTTGCTGCTAGTACACTAAGAGCAAATCAACAACACAGTGCCAATCGAATACAATCTGCACATATAAGAGAATCTCTTAAACAAAAATTAGTTTCATCTTTAAAGCAAGAAGCACAAGAAGCTGTAAAGACAGCTAAAAAAGTTGAGAAAGCTTCTCGTCAAGGTAGAGCTGAGTATGCAAGTATTATTGCTCAAAACCCCTTTCAATTTGATAGTAATAATTTAGAATATTTATTAAGGGATTCTCAACGTAGAGAAGCAGAGACCAAATTTTCTATGAATAGAAATTTAGCTACTTTAAAATCACAGTTAGCTACTGGAAGACAAGTAAATATTTACAATACAGGTGCTCAACTTGCTTCATTACCTATTCCAGATGCTTTTGGTGGTAATGTTAATTTAGCTATTTTAGGTGCTATTGGAAAACATGGGGATGCTATTAAAGACGAATATGACAAAATGTCTAGTGGAAAGGAGGCTTAATGGCTACTATTGATGCCTTACGATCTTCTAGAAATATTCCTGAAGACATTACTTCCATATCTCCTGATCCAGTGATAGCAACTACTAGACCGGGCATACAGTCAGTAACTGCAGCGGATCAGTTAGTTAAATCATTAGCAACATTTAGCGAAGGTGTAGGTACTTTATATGAACAAACTAAAATAAAAACTATAGAAAAACAGAAAAAACAAGCTGCTTTGTTAGCTAGATTAGAAGAAGACCTACCTGATGGATATTATAAAGAAGGTATAAAAGAATATGATACTGCTAGAGGAGATATGCAGGGAGAGGCAATTTCACAAATTTTACAAGTTGCGGAATCCTCACTAGTTTCGCGTATTGAACGTGAAGGTGGCGATATGTCTACTAGAGTTTTAAGATATTCTTCTTTATTAGATGGTATTATAGAGAATAAAGTGGCTGAAGTAGGGGGTGCTTCTTCTGAATTTAAAATAGCTATGATTAACGCTATCCAATCTACTAAAGATAAATTAGAAAATAACTATGTAGCACAAGTTAATAAACAGTTTTCAGACGAACAAAAAACAACGCTTAGGTCTCTAATTTCTAATAATATTAGAAAGAAAAAAGATATGAGGTTACTTGAGCAAACTGTCAATGACAAAGGTGAGGTTATTTCAGAAAAGTCTAGACTATCTTTAATTCAATTACAAGATTATAACGAGTTTATTAGAAAAGGATTAAGAACTACTAAATTTACTCAATCAGAACTTAGGGGGATTTGGCTTGAAAGAATTCAAGAAATTGCTTTATCAGGAGTTGACTCAGTTGGAGAGCCTATTCCTGAGGTTTTAAATCACATCTACACCGCAGACCCATCAGGATTTAAATTAATTTATGATTCTGAGTTTGGTGGAGCAGCAGAAAAAGCACAGATTTCATCTAATAAAGCTTACATTACTTTTCACGAAACTAAAGATAAAGTTTCAGCAGCAAAGCTTTTGGCTTTTCAAAAGAAAAATGCTTCACTTTTACTGACTAAGATGATAAAAAGTCATCAAGACTTAAAAACACCACCAAAAGATTATTTAAGTGAAATAGCTGTTTTAGCTGAAAAAGATGGTCTGAGGCTCAAAGACATGATTACTCTTAGGACAGCCAATGCTGCATTTTTAAAAGGAGGATGGACAGGGGATGGTGGTGTATCTTATAGAAAACTTATGAAAGCGGTTCAAACTAGAGATGCAGAAATTACACATGATGTCATCCAAGAACATTTAGATGCTAAGTTAATTAATCCTGATGAATATGCAGATTTAAATACAAAATTTAATTCCTTTTATAGTGCTGCCGCTAAACCTTATGCTAATGCTATATATCAACATAGAAAAATGTTGGGCAAACTATTGAAAGACCCTGAGTTTACTCATACTCCCGGCGATAAGGAACTGAATCTAGCACGAACTGTTCCTGCTTATAATGAATTAACTGAAGTAATGTCGGACACAACACAAAAATTAATGGAGCAAGGTCTCAACTTTGCTTCTAGTGAATTCTTAGACTCTTGGAATAGTATTGTTTCTGAGCACGTTCAACGAATTGGGAATATAGAAGAATACAGACCTAAAAAACCAGATATAGTAATAGAAACAAAGAATCAAAGAAATAGTAGTAGTCTAATTCCGCAGTGGCTAAAAGATTTGCTTTCGGGTGATGATGAGAAGGGAGAATAGCTTTGACTATTGATAAAGAAGAAAGTGGTTATATTGAAGAAAGAATTACAGCTAATAATCCTAAGACAGACCTTGTTCAAAATACCAGAAAACAAGTGGAACAAAAGAATGAAGAAATAAATAAAGGTTTTTGGAATGATGTTGAACAAGGTATTGGTGAGATTCCGTGGGCTGTTACTGGTGGTGTATCTGATTTTGGAAATGAAATGTGGAAGTTTTTGGGATTGGATAGTGCCTCTCAATGGATAAATGATAGATTACCACATGGAGTTAAAGAACTCTCAGATGACTTACGAGGACACCCAATAGATGACACTCCTTTTCCAGTTATTGAAGAACAAAAAAGCACTACTGGTACATTAATAAGAGGAACAACACAGTTTCTTACTGGATTTATACCAGTATTGGGGCAAGTAAATAAATTAAAGTGGGTACAAAAAGGTGGTAAACTTAGACAGTCTATTACAAAGGGTACTGTTGCCGGTGCTCCTGTTGACTTTGCAGGATTTAATCCTAATGATCCTAATGCTGCTAACTGGCTTGGTTCGAAGCTTGACGCGCATCCTCAACTGCAATCTTTGGTTTTGGATTATCTTGGAACTAACGTGGATGACCCAGCCGCCTTCAATCGTTTTAAAAATGCTTTTGTTGGGGCTGCCATTGGTATCGTGGCAGAACCGCTAGTTACTGGTGGGTTTAAAGTAACTGCAGCTACGTTTGAAAAAATGGCAGAAGCTATGAGAACGTGGAAAATTAATAGAGCTAGGGAGCGTGGAAAAAAAGACTTAGGAATTAGCGAAGAAGAATTAGGAAAAATTACTAGCAAAGATAAGGCAGACAATTTAAATGCGGAATCAGATTTACCTGATGCTCCTGAGATACCGGAGACAGAAGCACTTGAAACTCGATTAAATGAAAACTCTGTAAACACTGCTTTAAGTAGAAAAAAGAATAAACTCAGCACACCAATGGAACAGGCAGGTAAAAGTGCAGGGAAAGAGGAGAATTTTAAAGAGTTAGATTTCGAGGGAGATACTCTACATTATGGTTCTGGACAAGATGGAGCACAAACAACAAGTAAAGGAAAACCGATTCCTAGAAACCCTGATAGTGATTTTTTAGATACAGTTACAAAGGGAGAGACTACTCATTATGATCCTAATTTTAAATCTAGTTCAGATCGTAGTGTGTTAGGCCAACAAAATTATAAAACAGTTATATCTAATTTTGTACTAAATGTTATAGCCGGAGCTAAGAATCGAACTCAGGCTATGGTTGATATGGCTTCTTCTATGGCAGATGATGGAGTAGGGTACATTTCTGTTAGAAGCGATAAAGACATAAATGCAGCTAAAAAAGATACTTGGAAAGAATTCACTGAAAATAAACCTGAAGATGGTTACAGAGTTCCAAATAGAGGAACAGAGAACTTTCAAAAGGGGTTTACACCGGAGGAGCTTGAAGCTTTAGCTAAAGAACATTTTGATGAAGTTACAATAATAAAAACAAAAGATGGAAAAGTTGCTACTGTTAAGGTAAGTAAACCTAAAAGATTTGATGAACGGATAAGAATTCCGAAGCCTAAGTCAGAAATGCCTAAAGTATTTACGGACAGAGGAATTCAATCTCCATATCTTAAAGTAAGACCAGATGATCTAGAGGAGCTAACTGAAGCTCTTATCAATGAAGACTTCAGAACAACAATAGAAAAAACTGATATTAACTTTGATAATATTAAAACAACTGAAGATGTTAAAGCTGCCTTAGAGACAGTATCTAATTTTGGTGGAGCAAGTAAAGAGAGAGTAACTCAAAAAGAAACACAAGAATTAGCTGATCACGCAGGAACATCTATTAAAAATATTAATGAACTCTACCTCTCAACTAAAGGTCTTGATGCCAAGATTTTAGCAGCTAGAAGAATGTTAGTTCGTTCTGCTGAACACATGGTTGAACTAGCAGGGATCGCTAGAGAGTCTGGAAAAGCTTCTGATGCACTTGCAGTTAGAAAGCACGTTTTTATACATCATGGAATACAAGCAGAAGTTTCGGGAGTAAAGTCTGAGGTAGCTAGAGCATTAAACGCTATGAAAATAAGTGCTAAAGGTGCAGATGCTCGTTTAGCTCAAGTAGATGCTCTTGTAGCTTCTTTTGGTGGTAGAGATAATCTAGACAAATTTATTTCTACAATTCACCACTTATCTAAAGAAGAAAACAGTGCGTTCAAGCTTGCACAGTTTGTTAAGCGTGGGTGGAAGGCTAGAACTATGGATGCTGTTTTAGAAGCATATATTACAGGTCTTTTATGGAATCCAAAAACACAAATTGTTAATGTGATTGGTAGTGCTAGTGCTTCTATTTTAGGTGTTATGGAAAGACGTTATGCAGAACATATAAATCCTGAGACTAAACGATTTGGTTTTCGTAGACAAAAAGCTGATGGCAGTGGAGATGGAAGGATAGTTATGGGTGAATCCCATGCTATGTTAGTCGGACTTAAAGCAGGCTATCAAGAGGCCTTGTCGTTAGCTATGAAAGCGTGGAGAACCGGTAATCCTTCTGATAGGTTTGTTAAAACAGATACCTACAATATTTATGAAAAATCCATGTCAGCCTCTAATTTAGATTTAAGAGGACAAATGGGTAGGATTGCTGATTGGTTAGGTAATAAACTTAGATTGTCTACTAAACTGTTAATGAGCACTGATGAATTTTTTAAAGCAATTAATTATCGTATGCACCTACATTCACTTGCTCACCGCAGAGCTTCTAATTTACAACTAAAAGGTAAGGATTATGAAAATGCTGTAGATGCTATTATAAGAGACCCTGAGGTAGACCTTCATATGGAATCTCTAGATATGGCACGATATAATACCTTTACAGAAGATTTAGCTCAAGGGTCTAGAAGTCAAAAGATTCAACAATGGATTGAAACAGACTACGAACACCCCGGAGGTGTCCTTTTAAAAGGAACACTAAAATCCTATATACCCTTCTTTAGAACACCGGTTAATCTTGTTAGGTTTGCAGCAGAACGAACCCCTGCTATGAGGTGGTTTAGTAAACGCCTTAGTGATGATTTAAATTCTAAAGATTTAGCTAGAGTACAAATGGCTAAAGCTAAGATGGCTACAGGTAACATGATAGCTATTAATATGTTAGGACTAGCTGAATTAGGGCTTATTACTGGTGCTCCTCCAACTGATAGGGAACTTAATGCTAATCAACGGAGAGTAGGGTGGAAACCTTATTCTATTGTTATTCCACATCAACTTAATCCTTTTAGTGATGTTGATGTTTATGTTCCTTATAATCGTCTTGATCCTGTAGGATTATCTATGGGTTTAATGGCAGATTATTGGCAAGGTGGTATTATGTTAAAGAATGGAATATCTAGAGGAATGGATGAAGGTTTGCATGATCTAGTTATGGATGATTTAACAAATGCTGCAGGAATGATAACTCTTGCGATAGTACGAAATCTTGAAGACAAAGCTTATATGCAAGGAATTTCTAATTTAATGGGTCTTTTGGGTCAAGACCCACAGAGAACGGCTGAAAAAGTAGCTAAAGACATGGTTAAAATAGTGCCTCCAATTTCTTTTGCATCAGCATTTATTAGAAGTATAACTAGAACTATTGATCCAATTCGTAGAGTTGATGATGATGCTAATTTATTTACTGAAATTCGGAATACAATCTATAAAAATGTTCCGTGGATGAGTAAGACCTTAGCTCCTCATAGAGACTTAGAAGGTAATGTAGAATTTTATCCCGGTAATGGAACAAATATATTAATGCGTGGTTTTAATAATATGGTAAATCCTATAACCCCTTCATCTATTACCAAGAGTAACGTGGATAGAAAAGTACAAGAGTTAAAAGTTGACCTAACAGATATGAGAACTGTCAGAACTGTGGAACTTGATGGTGTTACTCTTACTTTATCTAATGACCAAATAGATGTTTTTAGTAAAACATGGGGTAAACTGAATAAACAACTTAACATGGGTAGCGTTGCTTATAATACAAACAACAAGTTAGATAATCAAATAAATTTAAAAGAGAGTTTATTAGCAAATAAAAATACTGCTAAAAAAATGTTATTTGATAAGTTTCCAGAGCTAAGACAAAAAGCTCAAGAATTAAAATTTCGACAAGATAATGAAAAGATTGAACATGAATCTCCTTTATATGAGGTGTTTAGATAACTATGGCTAGAGCAAAAGATGTATACACAGCAGATGGTAGTACACAATCATTTGCAGTAACCTTCCCTTTTATAAGTAGAAGTCATGTAACTGCTACTGTTAACGGAGCTTCTGCTACTTTTACTTGGGTAAATGACGGACAGATTACTATCAGTTCACCTACAGTAGTCAATACAGATAAAGTAATTATTCAAAGAGCTACAAGTGATACAGTTAGATTAGTCGATTATGTAGATGGGTCTAACCTTACTGAGTCAGATTTAGATTTAGATTCTAAACAAGCTTTCTATATGTCTCAAGAAGCTCTAGATGAACGCGATAACCATCTAGCTATGGACACTAGTGGGGCTGATAGTTGGGATGCACAGTCTAAAAAGATTACAGACCTTACCACTCCTACGGCTGCTAATGATGCTTCTAATAAATCTTATGTAGACGCACAGATTGACACAAGTACAACCAATGCTGATAACGCTGCTGCCTCGGCTACGGCCTCTGCTACGAGTGCAACGGCTTCGGCTACGAGTGCAACCGCCGCTGCTACCAGTGAAACTAATGCTGCTACTAGTTATGATAATTTTGATGATCGGTATTTAGGTCAGAAGTCGAGTGATCCTAGCGTTAATAATGATGGAGATGCGTTACTTACAGGTGCACTCTACTATAATACATCAAATTCGGTAATGATGGTCTACTCTGGATCAGCTTGGCAAAGGACTACGCCAACATCCTCAGATCAGACTAACATTAATAGTACAGTTTCCAATGCTACAAATATTAATACTGTGGCAGGATCAATAGCTAACGTCAATTTAACTGGTGGTTCAATAACAAATGTAAATACTGTAGGCACAAATATAGCCTCAGTTAATACTTGTGCCGGTGACATTCAAGATATAATTGATACGGCTGCTGATCTAAATGAAGCTGTTTCTGAAATTGAAACTGTAGCTAATGACTTGAATGAGGCTACCTCAGAGATTGATACAGTAGCCACCAACATTACTAACGTAAATAATGTTGGAAACAATATAGCTAACGTAAATACAGTTGCAGGGGTTTCGGCTAACGTCACGACTGTAGCCGGAGTTGCTGCAAATGTTACTACTTGTGCCACAAATAATGCAAACATTACTACAACTGCAAATAACATTACAGGAGTTAACAGTTTTGGAGAGAGGTATAGAGTATCAGGAACTGCGCCCTCTACCTCACTAGATCAAGGTGATTTGTGGTTTGATACCGCAAATAACGAGCTTAAGAGTTATGGTGTATCATGGCAATCGACAGCTCCTAGTGCAGCAGATCAAGCCAATATCAATATAGTTGGTGGTGAGCTAGTCTATGAGGAAGACTTAGGTTCTATTGCAGATGCTCTTACGTCTACCTCTGGAAATAATATTTCAGATGTTGCAGATGGCATGACCAATATTAATACTGTTGCCGGTTCAATAGCAAATGTTAATACAACTGGAACCAACATAGCCAACGTAAATACAGCGGCCACAAATAATAGTAATATCACAACTGTTGCCACAAACATAGCAGATGTCAATTCATTTGCAAATAGATATAGAATAGGTGCTTCCGATCCTACTACTAGTTTGGATCAGGGTGATCTTTTCTTTAATACCACTACAAATGAATTAAAAAATTATAGTACAGCTTGGAAAAATACTACGCCATCTGCAGCAGATCAGCTAAATATTGATATAGTTGCAGGTGAATTAGTCTATCAGGAAGACCTAGGATTAGTAACAGAGGCACTTACAACTACTACTGGAAATAATATTTCTGACGTAGCAGATGACATAGCAAATGTCAATACAGTAGCCGGTATTTCTGCAAACGTAACCACTGTTGCCGGAATTAGTAGTAACGTAACAAGCGTGGCAAATATTTCCGCAAACGTCACTAGCGTGGCAAATAACGAAGCTAATGTTAATAGGTACGCTGACGAATATACCATAGCATCTTCAGCACCGGGTAGTCCTTCTGAGGGCGATCTTTGGTATGATTCCACAAACAACGTCCTTAAATATTATACAGGTTCAATTTTTGCTTCAATAGCGGCAGGTATTAGTGATGTAGTTTCAGACACCTCACCGGCTTTAGGTGGGAATTTAGATTGTAATAATAGAAACCTCACCGAGTGCGGTACTGTATCTGGTGATAATTTACAAATTGATTTTGGGAGTATAGCATAATGGCAAAAAAACTTCAATTACGAAGGGGAACGACAAGCCAACATTCATCATTTACTGGTGCGGTTGGTGAAGTGACAGTAGATACTGATAAGGATGTACTTGTAGTACATGATGGTAGTACGGCAGGAGGCCATGCGTCAGTAAAATCTGGTGCAGTAGCAGCAGCAGACTTAGCTTCTAATGCAGTAACAACGGCAAAAATAGCTGCTGATGCAGTTACGGATG